ACTACAACTGCTACCACTTACACTCAAGGTACATGGCAAATTGGAAATAGTAATTTTAATTGTTACATATCCAACTTTAGAGTTACTAATACTTGCGTGTATACATCAGCATTCACACCATCAACTACACCACTTACAGCAATTGCCAATACCAGTTTGTTGACATGCCAGTCCACATCATTTATTGATACCAGTAATAATGCATTTGCAATCACAGTCAACGGTGACGCAAAGCCTGTGATACAAAATCCATTTACTGATACTGTTAGTGCTGCATCAAATTATTCTGCAAACACTTTTGGTAACAGCATTTACTTTGACGGCACAACGGATTACTTGACAATACCATACAATTCTAGTTTTAATATACCTGCAAGTACACCATTCACTCTTGAAGGATGGGCATACACTACGGCCACAACAGAGGTTCATTTCGCAAATAGAAACTGGGCCTACGGTGGTAGTGGACCAACTTATGCGTTTTATTTAGCTAGTGGAACTACTCCAAATTGGGGTATTGCGGGCACCGGTTCATCTACTTATACCATGATGGTTGCTGGTATACCAGGTAAACTTGGCCAATGGAATCATTATGCTTGGACAAGAGATAGTAGTAATGTGTGTAGAATATTTACAAATGGTGTTGAAGCAGTCTCATCAACTAGAACAGATTCACAAGCAATGACTTCTGCTTCTGGTAGTATGTTTATTGGAGTTTCATCTAACTTAGCTTCAAACTATACAAATGGTTATCTTTCAAATTTAAGGTTTGTTGTTGGTTCATGCACATACACCAGAGCTTTTGTGCCTCCAAACCAACCACTACCAGTAACATCAAACACCGTATTGTTGCTTGCAAGCACAGTAGGACCATCAACAGCAGATGCAACAAGAAACCACAATATAGAAACTTTTGGTACTGCAAGACGGGTGGCCAATAATTCACCATACTATGACACATACAGTGCGTACTTTGATGGTACTGGAGATTACTTAACATTTGGTGCAAACCAAGCAAACTTAGGCCTTGGTACAGGAGACTTCACATTTGAATTCTGGTTCAATGCATTAACAATACCAGCTGGTGAAATTGATATTTTTGAATCACAAACAAACAACTCACTTAGAATATTAAAGCGTGCATCTAGTTCTGGATTAGCATTTGATCCTTATGGAGGCACTGCCACTTTAATTATGGCAGATGCAAGTATAACAACAAACACTTGGCATCATGTTGCAGTTTCAAGAACTTCTGGAACTACAAGTGCATATTACGATGGCACTAGAGTAGTTAATCAAGCAGACTCAACAAACTATGCAGCACCAGTGGCCAATTATGGTGTCGGTGGTCGTGCATCTGGTGCAAACTATTTCACTGGTTATATTTCAAATATGAGGTTGATTAAAGGTACTGGTTTATATTCCGGTACAACGATTACAGTTCCTACAAGCCCACTGACAGCAGTTGCAAATACACAATTGTTAATCTGCAATAACAATAGATTTATTGATGGGTCGACCAACGCATTTACTATTACAAAAGCAGGCGATGCAAAGATAACCTCATTCGAACCTTTTGCGAACAGCAATAACTCAAGATTTAATTCTGTGTATTTTGGTACCAAAACAGATTTTCTTGCTATAAGACAACAAGCAAATCTTAAAATTTTCCCAGGTGACTTCACATTTGAATGTTGGGTGTATCCAACAGACACCACATTATCAACAGCATGGGCTATTTGGGACGCTAGACAATCCGGTGCAACAGCAGCAGCAATGACTTTTGCTTTAGGTCCTCTAGCATCACCAGTAACTGGTTCATGGAGAATGGCATATTTTAATGGCACAAATTATTATGGTACAGGAACAATTTTATGGAATCAATGGACACATGTGGCTTGGGTTCGTAGTGGCACAACAATGACTTTCTATGTGAATGGTGTTGCAAGTGGAACAGCAACAGTTTCTGGCGTACAAACCGCTACCGCAACAACTAATCCTATTTACATTGGAACAAAAGACAACGGTTTGGCCAATTATGGAACAGTTGGTTACATTGCAGATTTGAGAATCACAAACGGTTATGCAAGAACCATAACTGTACCAACAGCCCCATACGATATCAAATAAATAGTGTAAAAAGGCTATAATTAATGTCAACACAAGTACCTCCATCAAGATTAGATTCAACCAAAGACTTTTCATCTTTGGTACCTTCTGCATTTGCAAAGGCTAATGCCGCATATGCACAGGCTAATGCTGCATTTGCACAAGCAAATACTGGTGGAGGTGGTTCTAGTACAGATACATATGCCAGAGATACAGCCAATGCAGGATTTATTACTGCAAACTCGGCAGCATTATTTGCCAATGGAGCATTCATTCAAGCCAATGCGGCATACAATGCAGCCAATAATGCATCCGATACATGGGTAAGAACACAAGCAAACAATTCTTATGATACTGCAAACTCAGCAGGATTGTATGCCAACGGAGCATTCACTGCGGCAAATACTGCGGACACAAAAGCTACTAGTGCTGGATTGTATGCTAATGGTTCTTTCACTCAAGCCAATGCAGCTTTTGAAGCCGCAAATTCAGCCAGTCTATATGCTAATGCAGCCTTTGCTGCAGCCAATTCAGGTGGTGGAGGTGGTTCTGATACTTGGGCAAGAGAACAGGCCAATGCAGCATTCATAACAGCCAATTCTGCTTCTACTTATGCAAACACACCTTACATCAGTAGTGGAACAAGTAATGTAAGTATGACCACCTCTGGTGGAAATATTTACATGAATGTTGGTGGTGTAAATATCGTTAATGTTTCCACAACATGGGCAAATGTGACAGGTAACATTGCTGCAACACAAGGTGTATATTCTGCTGTAGTAAATACAACTTCAATATATGCAACAAGTAACATAATTACTGCAAACATTAGAACAACAGGAAGTGCTGGTAATATATCTGGTGCAAATTATGTTACCTCAAACTTTTTTATTGGTGACGGTTCAGCGTTAACATCTCTGAAACCAAACACTCATATGACAATTGCATTGAGTGATGAAACAACTTCAATCACAACAGGTGTGGCTAAAATTACATTCAGAGCACCTTTTGCCATGACTTTGACTCAAATTCCAAGAGCTTCATTGTCTGTTGTGAGTTCATCAGGTAATCCCGCAGTAGATATTAATAAAAATGGTACAAGTATTTTTAGTACTACATTAACAATAGATGCTAATGAAAAAACAAGTACAACTGCTGCAACGGCGGCCGTGCTTTCAACCACAACCTTTGCTGATGATGATGAAATAACTATGGATATTGATACTGCTGGTACTGGTGCAAAAGGTCTAAAAGTTACTTTGTATTATAGGAGAACATAATGTCGGGGTTTCTACTTAACCCATATAGTTATGCGGTTGCCGCTTTGAGTGGACCTCTAACTGTAGATATACTAGTTCTTTCTGGTGGCGCAGGTGGCGGTGGACGAAACGGTGGTGGTGGAGGTGCAGGTGGTTATACCTCATACACAAGTCAAACTCTCACTAGAGGTGTTACATATACAGTAACTGTTGGTGCTGGTGGTTCTTCTGGTGGTGGTGCAAGTAACCTTAGAGGTGGTTCAGGCAATCCTTCTAGTATATCGGGTGCAGGATTCACAACACTATCAACCTCTGGCGGTGGTGGTGGCGGTTCAGGTACAGCTGCTACAACCGGCAACTCAGGTAATAGTGGTGGTTCAGGCGGCGGTGGCGGCAAGGCATCCACCGGTGCCAGCGGTATCGCTGGCCAAGGTAATAACGGTGGAAATGGTGCGGCTGGTACAAACCGTGGCGGTGGTGGCGGCGGTGGCGCAGGTGCTGTTGGTGGTACAGCAGCCACGACTCCAACACCTTCACCAGCAGGTGCAGGTGGCAATGGTTTAGCATGGTTAAACGGCACTACTTATGGCGGCGGTGGCGGCGGTGGCGGTTATTTCCCTGGCGGTAACTCTCGAGCCGCAGGCGGCGGCTCTGGTGGCGGTGGTAGCGGTGGCGAAACATTGAATACAGGTAATGGTGGCGGCGGTACAGACAATTTAGGTGGTGGCGGCGGTGGTGGCGGCGGTGGTCCAACTGTCGGGGGCACCGGTGGTAGAGGTATTTTAATTGTGAGATTCTTAAACACTGAAGATGACGCTCAAGGATATACAGGTGCAAGTGTGGTATTCTCAAACGTTGGTGGTTATAAGTACTATACATTCAATCAATCAGGTACACTCTTAGCTTAATATAGGAATTACAAAGTGGTTTTTAGAATAGGTCCAGGAATATCAATAGAAGGCGGTATAACATACACAAGGCCGACTGTTGATTTATATGAAGTAGAATATCTAGTTGTAGCTGGCGGTGGCGGTGGTGGTACACGTAGAGGTGGTGGTGGAGGTGCCGGTGGTTATGTAGCAGGTAACACAACATCTCAATTGGGACACACATTTACAGTAACAGTAGGAACAGGCGGAACAGGTTCACCTTCTGGCGGATCATCAACGGCAGGAAATGGCAACAACAGTTCACTAGCTGGATCAAACATATCAACAGTCACAGCAACTGGCGGTGGCGGCGGCGGTACATCTGGTGCATCAAGTGGTGGCACAGCTGGTAACGGTGGTGGTTCTGGTGGCGGTGCAAGCGGTAGCTATGCACCAATAGGTGCCGGCGGTGGTGCTGGTACTGCTGGTCAAGGTCAAAACGGCGGTAATGGTGGCGGATCGGCTGCTACACGATTAGGTGCCGGCGGTGGCGGTGCAAGCCAAGTAGGTAGAGACAGTGGTACCGATACATACGACAACGGATATGGTGGTGTAGGTGCAACTTGGATTGATGGTGTTAGATATGCAGGCGGTGGTGGCGGTGGTTCTCTATCAAACTCTGTTTACTCGGGTGGTGGTGACGGTGATCCAAGCGGCAATGCTGGCGGTCTTGGTGGATTTCAACCAGGATTACCTGATGGACAACCAGGTGCGGAAAACAAGGGTGGTGGCGGTGGTGGTGGATCAGGCGGTTCTCCAACAGGTATTGGAGGCAATGGTGGTAAAGGTGTAGTAATCGTTGCTTGGCCAGATTCTTATCCACCAGCATCTAGTACTACAGGCAGTCCAACATACACTATAATTGGAGAATATAGATATTACACCTATACTTCTTCAGGAACCATGACAATTTAAAGAGGAAATAATGAGTCATTTTGCACAATTGGATGAAAACAATATTGTTACTAGAGTAATAGCAATAGAACAAGATTTGATTGATACAGGTCTTTGGGGAGAACCAAGTAGTTTTGTTCAAACCAGTTACAACACACTTGCTGGCCAACACAGATTGGGTGGCACACCATTGAGAAAGAATTTTGCTGGTATTGGTTATACTTATGATCCAGTTCGTGATGCTTTCATACCACCAAAACCATTTGAAAGTTGGTCACTGAATGGAGATACTTGTCAATGGGATAGTCCTGTTCCTTATCCTTCAGATGACACGAAGGACTATGAATGGGAAGAAGGTACTCTTTCTTGGATAGAAGTAACATTCGACTAATAAAATAAAGAATAAATACCCCTATAGGGGGATATAATGGCAAAAACAATCATAACAAGAACGGCATTCAAAGACTATTGCCTGCGTAGACTAGGGTTTCCAGTAATTGAAATTAACGTTGATGATGACCAGGTAGAAGACCGTATTGATGATGCACTTCAATATTGGCAGGACTACCATTTTGATGGCCTACAAAAAGTATATTTTATTAAAAAAATTGACCAAACAGATATTAATAATAAGTACTTAAACATAGCTCAGGCCAGAGATTCATCAAACAATGTACTACAAATTGCTGGTATAACCAGAATATTTCCTATTTCCGATTCACTATCTCAGGTCAATATGTTTGATTTGAGATATCAACTACGTTTAAATGAGTTGTATGACTTCACCTCCGCATCATACATCAACTATACGATGACATTACAACATCTACGTATGTTGGAACAATTATTTTCTGGTGAAATTCCTATTAGATTCCAAAGACATATGCAAAGATTGTACATTGATTGGGGTTGGGGACATGGACAGGCACCAGTAGGTACCACAGTCATTGCAGAATGTTATGCGGTTATTGATCCAGAAGTATACACACAGGCCTGGAATGACCGTTGGTTAAAAGAATATGCAACGGCACTTATCAAGCGTTCATGGGGCAACAACCTTAAAAAGTTTAGTGGCATTCAATTGCCCGGTGGTGTCATGTTGAATGGCGACAAGATTTATGAAGAAGCAAAAGCAGAAATTGATGCACTACATGCAGAAATTGGTGACAAATATGGTGCACCATTAGAATTTATGATGAACTAATATGGCAACCAGTGTCTACTTCAATAACTACAACTCTCTTGCTGAGCAGAGGGTAATTGAAGACTTGATTGTTGAATCAATCAAGATTATGGGTTTTGACGCATACTACCTGCCTATTGAGAATGCGGAAGATAGAGACATTCTGTATGGTGAAGATCCAATTAAGAAATTTAGTTCAGCATTTCCAATTGAATTCTATCTATCGAGTTCAATGGAATACGGTGGTGAAAGAGAATTCTTTTCTAAATTTGGTCTTGAGATTAAAAACAATATCAATATCATACTATCAAAACGTTCATTCTCACAAAGAGTACCGCAAGACCTGTTCACTAGACCCCGTGAAGGTGATTTGGTCTATGTACCATTCTTAAATGGTACTGGTGAATTGTTTGAAATTAAATTCACCAATCAAACCAAAGATTTTTTTATGTTGGGCCGCAAGATTCCATATTTTTATGAATTGGAACTAGAGAAATTCAAGTACTCACAAGAAGTTATCGACACTGGTGTAGAAGATATTGATGATGTAATGATTCAATCAAGTTACACCATTGACCTGAATACTGGTGTAGGAACTGGAACATATCAACCTAGGGAAATTGTATTTCAATCTACAGACAGAACACAAGCAAACGCATCTGTGGTTGCAATAGTACAAGACTGGAACACAGTCGATGATATATTAAAAGTAACAAATGTTGCTGGTGAATTTGCCAATAACGTTGCAATCATTGGTGCAACAAGCAATGCTCAATACTATCTATCATCATACAATCCATTAAAAGACAGTACAAGAAATGAAGCCTATGACAATGATTATTTGGACAATGAAGCCGATAACATTATAGATTTCACCGAAACTAATCCGTTTGGAAAAATATAATGTCAACATACAACCGTGTCATCAGAAAATTAGTTGTTGGATTTGGCAATCTTTTTGACAACATAACACTATACAGATTCAAAACAGACGAAACCGAATCTGAGAGATTTATTGTGCCTATTGTTTATGCATCAAAAGAACGATATGTTATGCGCCTTGAAAGTGATCCTCAATTAGATAAAAAAGTTCAAGTAACTTTACCTAAAATGTCGTTTGAGATGGCCGGTCTTAGTTATGATTCAAGTAGAAAACAAAACACCAACATTAAAAATTTCGCAGGAACAAATGTTGCAACTGGTGTTATTGCACAATACAATCCAGTACCATACAATTTTGATTTTAATTTGTATATCTATGTAAGAAACATTGAGGATGGTACACAAATAATTGAACACATACTACCATTCTTTACACCAGATTACACCATCAAATTGAATTTGATTCCTGAAATGGGTATTGTTAAAGAAGTGCCCATTATTTTAAACTCAACATCACATGAAATTCTTTATGAGGGTGGTAGAGAAAATGAAACCAGAATGATAATCTGGACATTAAACTTTACAGTCAAAGGCTTTGTATTTGGTAAAACCGCAGAAACTGGTGTCATCAATCGTGCATTTGTTTCAGTGTTCAACTTAATTACCGAAGAAGATGTTGTTGAATTCAGATTGAATTTGAGTTCTGGTTTTGGTACATACAAAGTTGGTGAGAAAGTGTATCAAGGATATACATCAGATGATGCATCAGCAACAGGAATTGTTGTTCAATTTACAGATAACCTACTTAGATTAAAATCACTAACAGGAAACTTTGTGTCCGATAAACCTATATATGGTGTTAATACTTTGGCAAACTATAACTTCACCACATACAATTTGAACCCATTGAAATTTGTTGAAGTTGATGCTGTTGGTAGAGTTTCTACAGATATCGACTTTATGACTGTTGATAAAGTTGACGCTAAGACCGATAACACACTAAATGAAGTCTTGACAATTAACAAGGCCGCAAACCAATAAACATCAAATGAGAGAAACAAATGGCTAAACAAACAATCAATATTGGTATTAGAGCAAATGATGGTAAAGGTGATACACTAAGAGCCGCATTTGTCAAATCAAATGACAACTTTACCGAGTTGTATACCAATGTTTCAAATAATTCTAATACTGCAAATTCACAATCAGCAAACAATGCTGCACTAGCACAAGGTGCTTTCAATAAAGCAAATTCTGTTTTCTTGGGTGATATCAGTTTTACCGATACCATAATGTATAGTAATACAAAAGTGGAAGTTGGTAATGACCATCACAACAAAAAAGTTTGGGGTCTATTATATGGGCAGTTAACATCTCAGTTAGCCAATACATATGGTCACAGTGTTGCATACGATTCCGCCAATAACATTTATGTCGCACTGACAACACAAAATGAAACCACAGGTTATCCACAATCTACAATTGTAAAATTTGACACAACAGGTGAAATATTCTGGACCCGTTCTGTACCAGCAAACACCTCATATGGTAGTTATTCTGAATCTTTAGATATTGATGCAAACAACAATATCTATTTGTTGACAAATCTTCCAAATACTTTTTCAACTCTAGTTACCAAATTTAATTCTATTGGACAAAATGTTTGGAGTTCGATGGTAGAAGATGCAGTGGGTTCTGTGGACATTACTGTTGATGACCAAGGATTCCCATACTTTGTTGGTGAACACAACCTATTAACAGGCCTTGATAATACAGGTGAACTATTGTTTACCTACTTTACCTCACAAACAGCATCCACAAATGCATTTTGTTGTTTAGCTCTTCCAAATGAAAATGGTGTTTTGGTTGGTTCTGCAAACGGAAAAGTCCACAAGTTTGATACAGAAGGTGTTTATATTTGGACAAACAACGTTGATACAAACGGAAACACAATTATAAGTTTGACTTCTGACACATCAAATAATTGGTATGCAGCATCAAATACAAACATCTATAAATTTAGATCCAATAACGAATTGTTATGGGAAAAAACAATAACTGGTATCACAACACCAAAAATCAATTGGATCAAACACAAGAATGATTATTTGTATGTGAATGGTGCAACGACAGATGCAAACAACCAGACAGCATTTATCACATATAAAATTGATGCAAATGGTGCATTAGTTTGGGCAAGGTCTTTAGAAATTGCAAGTGCAAACCAAACAATCAGACTTGGCCATAGACAACTAGATGTTTCAGGTGACTATCTTGTTGGTATTGGTTATTCTAAACCATCAGGAAAATCAAACACATTTGCAACAGTTTATCAATTGCCTGTAGATGGTTCCCTATCTGGAACATACCTTGGTGCAAATGGTAGTTCCTGGGGTGATTTCACTTATGTTGGTATACCAGAAGCAAACACTGCAACAAGTACAACTGTTGGTACCGGCAATACAACTGTAACGATTGCTGAGAATACAGATTACACATATACAACAAATGTAATTGTTTATTCAACTCCTGGTGGTTTGTATGAGAAATCTGTGGCACCATTTAAACAAAAATGGCAATTTGATTCTAATGGTAAAATCATAGTACCATCTTCTGGTGACCCAACAGCATTGGATTTGAGTGGCAAAAACATTGTGAATACTGGAAATGTTATATTTAATAATGGTACAGCACAAAGAGCAGCTGCACTACCTCTTGCAAACTTGAAAGTAATTGTTGCTGCATCATCCAGTTTTGCTGATTTTCAAAGTAGAATTGCAGCGTTATAATTAATATAAAAACTATGAATACATTTGACAAGAACATGGAAAAATTATTTGATGTAACACCGGTAGAACAAAAAGAAAAACCTTTGTTGCCGGTGGTTACAAAATCTCAGGATGGTCCAGATTTAAAGAATGATTTGGAAGATGCATATCAACAAACAAAAGATAATCTACAAGACCTTATTGACCAGGGTAAAGAAGCCATGGAAGAAATACTCAACATTGCAAAAGCAGGCCAACATCCTAGAGCCTTTGAGGTGTATGGTACACTGTTGAAAAATGTGGTGGATGCAAATAAAGAACTACTTGCGGTACAAAAACAAATGCGTACAATGGATGGTAAACCAAAAGAAGGTGACACCAAGATTGATAAAGCCATTTTTGTCGGTTCAACCGCTGAACTGAATAAGTTACTTAAAGGTAAAGAATGAGTGGTGATTTAAGATTTGGTGAAGCATATCGGGATAACCCTTTACTTAAAAAAGCTGGCGTCAAGGTAGAATATACCCAAGAACAGGTTGATGAATATATCAAGTGTTCTAAAGATCCCATATATTTTGCAAAAAATTATGTAAAGATTGTTAACGTTGATGAGGGTTTGATTAACTTCGGAATGTGGCCTTTCCAAGAGGAAATGATTACACTTTTTGCAAATAATCGTTTCGTTATCACCAAGTGCCCCCGGCAGGTTGGTAAAACTACCACAACAGTTGCATATATGTTATGGGAAACAATCTTCAAAGACACACAAAACTGTGCAGTCTTGGCCAACAAAGGTTCTTTGGCAAGAGATATTTTAGCCAA